AAAAATGTCCATCTTCGCCATTGGTTGAAAGATAGTATGCAATGCTAATACTACTAGATCCGTGTGAATGCTGTTCTGCATAGTCACCTTTATAGTATCTGGTTATCCAACTCTGTCTAAAAAAATTACCAAATGCTTGTCCAGTGTGTTGACAATAAGCACCGCAATGGTGTCCAAGTTCTTCGTTGAATTCTGTTAATTCATATTCGCTTATAACATCACCGTGGAAGTCTGGGTCACCATGTCGTAAACTAACATTCATGTCATGAGCTTTATTGGATAAAGGAACCTTTCCCCATTGCATATCTTTAATTTTTTCTAAAGTTTTGTTATGAGTTTCTTCACTCATGTATCCAATATAAACAGGTGTGGGAAATAATTCTACAGTTTCTCCTAATTGCATATCTCTACTTTCATTACTACTTATAAAAAGAAGGGACTAGTAAGAGTTCTTACTAGCCCCCAAGTCCTAACTGGTGTGAGTGAGAGTGACGCAGACAGAGGAGTACACCAGTTAGTGTTTAAATGTCCTTTTATTGTAAGTGAGAATGGACATTTAAATTCTTTAGCCCCGTTTCATACAAGTGGACTCTGCATAACTCTTCCACTTTGAAGCATTCATTTTCTTAAGGTCGGCAATTTTGAGTACCATTCTCAAACTCATCTCCCTAAGTTTATTCTTGTTAGTGTAGATGTAATCCATCAGATCCTTTTGTTCATCTTCACCAAATTTGTATTCATTAAGCATACCGTCAGCAACGATTTGTTTACAACGTAGGAACTTGTCTCGCATTGTGTCTAGTGTCAAATCCAAATAGTGACAACGTGACATAATAGCATCCAAGTGATCCTTCAACTTGCCTCGAGTACGTTCAAACTTTACGTTAGTAATAAAGATGATCGAACCTTTAAATTCAAACTGATCCGGAACACCATTATTAGCAAGTGCTCTACTCTCTGAACGCCAGCTTAGTGTTCGCTTAGGGCTACTATCTAATGCCGCTTTTAGCAAGTTCAAACTAAGTTCGTCATACAGTACACTATCACAATCGTCTAGCACTAGTACACTACCATTAGCACTGTAGTCATATAGCAACTGGTAAAGTCCGATAGGTGTCGCCGCACCTTTCTCAACTCCGAATTTACGCAAACTGTCCTGGCTCAACTTCTTCATAATGCCAGCTTCTTTGAGTACCTTCTCAACTCCAAACGATTTACCAACACCTGGAGGTCCAGTAACTACCATACCGCGAACGACCCCATCACATGCCGCATAAGTCATGTCTTCTAGGATCTCAAATCGCTCCCTCAATCGCTCGATGATTTCATCATCTGTTTCAGCTTGGGCGGTTTCAGCTGAAGCAACAATCTCGCCATCTTTTAGCATTTCAAAGTCATCCTTGCTAACAACTTTGATCCGAATGGACCGATCAGGGAATCCGGTAACTGCACTTCCATCAACTGTAATGAAGTTACCGTTTTTGCCTTCTTTATAATCTTTTACTAAAGGAAACACTGCGTCCTTAATTTCTATGTTACGGTATGTTCCGCTAACAATTTTTACGTCTGTTGTTGTCTGCATTGGTTCTCACTCCTTTTTAACAACTTATATATACATAATAACATCATTACAGATGTTGTCAACCTTTTTTATTATCCTTTTTAGGAAAAAACTGCATTAATTATTGTTCTAAAACCCACTGCTTCATAATTAGGGTGTACTGCTTTGTGAGGCATACGACTGTGAAATAATACTATTCGACCAGGTACATATTCACTACAGTATTCAATATCTTTCAAATCTGGAGTTTTAAAAATAGTTTGTCCATCCCAATCTGGATCCCATTTTAAATTTGGATAAAATAACATACTAATTGCATTTGGTTGCATAGCATCAGCATGGTATCTGTACATTTCTCTGCCGGTATGCAAATTACACCAGGAACGATGATGTTTTCTTTCACCAAGATGTTTTTGTACATGTTTCCAGTTAGGGTGTCTTTCTAAACCAAAGTAGTCCCAATCTTGTTTTTTGAAACTGTTAGACAAAACACTTTGACTTTTAAATTCAGTTACTTGACTATCCCATTGGGTCTTAAAACTATATGGTATTTCATACAGTTGATTCATCATTATTGATCTATCATTAAAGTTAAACAAGTCATCAATGATGACCAACTTTAATCCAGACTTTGTATCTATTATTTGTTCTTTCATTGCTCTATTCTTACATAATTAAAAACAGTCTCTTTACAGTTACTGAATTTACTAATATCATGCGTCTTAACTTTTCCTGTTAAGATCACATCTTTACCTTCAATAATTCCTTGTATGTCAGGTTCACGGTTAAAGAAAAACTTTACGATGTTGTTTTCTTTTGTCAAACAGGTTACCAAATGAATATTGTATTTGGCAATAAACTTTACATCTTTAATGAAAGCTGGAAAACGCAACCGCTCTCCAATCTTACCAACAAAGTCACTGCCTTTACGATGCTTGTCAAAAAAGTCATCTAGTCCTTGACGTTTCTGTAGCACACGAAAACTATTAGGTAAACTGGCTAAAACTGCAACACCAAACTTCTCTACAGTGTCGCCAGCGATACTTTGTAGTACATTACTTTCAAAGTCATTTATATTACCGCTAAGTTTTTTAGCAATAAGTTCTTGCTTGAATTCATCTACAATTTGATCAGCTTGAGCAACTGTATCTTCACTGATGGTCATCACATCAGATGCACCTTCTAGCATATTAAGAATTGCTGTCTTGTTATCATTGACCTGCTTGTCAGACTCACGATCAAAATAACCAAATCCACTTTTGATAAAACCTTGTGCTTTATCAACTTCGATAGCCAGTTCTAAAACTTGACGTGTATTGTATTGTGCTTTTTGACGTGCCATGTTCTTGTCCTCTGTTCTCAATTTATGTCTTAGATAATAATACAAAATTGTGATCTTGTCAACTAGAATATTAGGAAAAGTATTAATAATGCAAAAACTGATATGCAAAAAATATCAACTATTTTTTGTATAAAGATAGCTGGTCTCATAACAAAAGTACCAAATGTCCAACCAATTGCAAATAAAAGTTTATCCATAACGTCCTCTTTTCTAATTATGTATACAGTATAGCACCAAGACGTCTTATTGTCAACCTTTTATGGCTCAGAAATTGCAGTAGCATTCATATCAACAGGAGACACTGCATGTGGATCAACATATATATTATCTTGTTCAAGTATATATGGAGCGAAATATAAACTTACTCTACTGGTTCTGCCATGTGGACCTGCATCATAAAGATTGTATTCTGGATAGTTTTTGTTGGTTATAAAATTAGAATGGAACTCTGTTGTTAAATCCAATGGTGAATTTTTAGTAAAACTATTGTAAAGTTTATCGGTCAATACTGCATGATTTTCTGGTGTCAAATGTCCTACCCTGCCGTCCCAGCCTCCGCAGACATCCATAAAACTCTGCCAACGTTTAGCTTTGGCTTTTTCTACACCAGGCGGTGCCCAGTCTGGCATATGAGCCCAATCTGGTAACCATTTTTTCAATTTAAATTCTTCCATACTAACATCATTTAAACTGCCTTTAGTTTCGAAGTTTACATTATATTGTTCTACTTCTGGATTATTGTAAGCCGGAATGCTTATTAAATTCCATCCGTTGTGTTGAAAGTCTTTGAACCAAGCGGCTATTGCACTTCCATACAAACCTTCTAAATCTTTTCTTGCAATACCAATAGCATAATCTTTGGCGATAGCTAGTTGTGCTCTTACTCTCTTTTGGGTATCACTGTGATCAGCAATTTTAGAACCCAATGTGTTTTCAAGCCATTGCCAATTTACATCTCCAGTTTTAAAATCTATAAAATTAATAAAGTTGGTCATCTCAGGTAATTCAGGGACAAACCAACGTCTACTAGCTTCTGTATGAATACATACAATATAATCGTCTTTACTAATATGATCCTGGTCCATTAAATTTTTAAAATGATGTTGCATTACATCTAAGCTACTACCCGGTATACCAATCATAGTACATTTATCACAACCTAATTTTCTGCTGAGTTGGAAATACCACATGTCTTCTTTATTTGGTTCATGCCGTTCCATTTCTTCAACTTCTTTTGTTGTCAGCTTTCTTGGGTCTTCGGCTACTGTATAACTAGCAAAGCTATCACCAAATATCCATAATTTTTTGCTCATATCTGATTTACCTTATTAATAATGCTACTAAGTCTTATTTGCAACAGAAATCTGTGGAGAATGCGTAGACTGACAAAACTTAATTTGACAGTAATTTATACCGAGAACAAGTCGCCTTGTTCCGTATAACCTTTAACAGTCTCTATAGTCATTATACCTTGACACCAATTATATGCGGCATCTTTAACATAGTGAAATGACTTATCGTAGTAAGGAATAGTGCCAACAATTTTGTCATGTTCGTAAAAACTACACTGTAAAAATTCGTCGTCTACAAGATTGATTACACTCAATCTGCTTAGTTCTTTATTCTCAGTTTTGTTATACCAACTTGGTCCAAAATCGTCTGCCATTAAATTCCTCCTATAGATCAGCTAAAGTGTTTTTCGATCATTTCTAAACGATCGTTTGCCGCCGCCATTTTATCAAGCTCTGCAATAATAGCTTCAGTAACATCACTGTGTTCACCAATACCTGCGGGCATTGTTCTATAGACTTCAATGTTTGCTTTGTGTACTGCCATTTCGCCTTCAGCTTGCTTTCTAGCGGCTTCAATTAATACGTCTCCAACTTTCATCTTTTTTCCTATCGATTGGCTACCATTCTAGTAGCTATGGTTATTTATGGTGCCGGCACCAAGATTCGAACTCGGGACCTGATGATTACAAATCAACTGCTCTACCAACTGAGCTATACCGGCGATTTGGAGCGGGTAAGGAGAATCGAACTCCTGTCTTCAGATTGGAAATCTGTAATAATACCATTATACGATACCCGCTTCTTGGTGGGCCCTGTTGGATTCGAACCAACGATCAATCCGTTATGAGCGGATGGCTTTAACCAGACTAAGCTAAAGGCCCAACTATTGGCGGACGGACAGGGATTCGAACCCTGGGTACGTTTGACCGTACGACGATTTAGCAAACCGCTCCTTTCGACCACTCAGGCACCCGTCCAATTTGGCCCACACTACAGGATTCGAACCTGTGACCTACTGCTTAGAAGGCAGTTGCTCTATCCAGCTGAGCTAAGTGTGGATAACTTTTATTCAATTCCTTTGTTTGTTTTCCAAACACGATATTTGGCTTCTGACCATACCAATGTTCCTACTATTATAATAGCAAATGGTATTCCAAAAGTCAATATCCCATATAGTTCTGCTTCAACTTTTCCAACACCATTTTGTGCATAGATCCATTGAAATCCATTTATCATACCAAATATGACAGCAATTATTACTACCCATTTGACTAAAATTTTTGTTGCTTCTACAACGGTTTGCATTGTTTCACTCATAATATCATTCCTTCTGTTGAGCGGGGCATCATTGCCCGGGTAAAAATTCCTCCCAAAAATACTCTCCCGTTTTTTATTTTGGCTTCTAGATCTTGGCATGCAACTGTTTTAATCTAGTAACTTAGCCTACCCTTATCTGCCCCACGGGCGCCGGTGTAGGTACCAAGTAATTATTTTTGAACGTATGGCGTATTCCAACTGCCAACTTCCATACTAATATAGTAAGCAGTGTCAAAGTAATCTGTCATCGAATCACTGTTATCGTACCAACCTTTTTTAGCCCAATAACCTTCTCCTTTGATAGGAGCAGTTTTGATGATCTCATGTACTTTATCAAAAAACCCTTTGTGTTCACCATACATATGTGTATGATACTGATTGACTGGCGTATGTCCATCTTCTGGATTTCGCATAATACCTGAGAAGTCTGTTGGACCAGCTTTTACAGTAACAGTTACACTTGAGAAGTCCCGCTTACGAACACCAAATTTAAACTTTGGAAATGTAGCTTTAAGTTCTTCTCGGATTGCTTTTACGTCTTCTGCTTTAATAAATGCCATGTCGTCAACTCCTTGTTTTCTTAACTTACTCTTATATACTAACACCAAGAGCTCATACTGTCAACCTTTTTGACGTCTTTTTTTAAAGTTTTTCCAATCTTTTTTGGTGTCTACCACCTTCAAATTCTGTAGTGAGAAAGGTATCTACTATGTTTGTTATCCATGCATGGTCGGTAACTCTAGCACCCAAGCACAATACATTTGCATCGTTATGTTGTCTTGTAAGCATTGCTGTTTGAGTATCTTTGCATAATCCAGCTCTAATTTTTGGATTTCTATTTGCAGTCATACTCATACCTATGCCTGTACCGCAAACAAGGATACCAAAGTCTGCACCGCCATCTGCTACAAGTTCACATACACCTTTAGCATAGTCAGGATAATCGCAACTCTCTTCGCTATCACAACCCCAATCTCTAACATTGTGTCCTTGTTCTATCAACCATTCACTGATTGCTTCTTTTACTTTGTAACCTCCGTGGTCACTTGCTATTGTTACTATCATATTGGACCTAACCTATTCAATTTATCATCATTTCCGATACCGCCTTCAAACCATGTATTAAAACTTAAAACGCATCTTGTTCCATCGATAGGCTTTTTCCCATCAACAGAATGCATAAGTTGTGAAGGGAACAGTACCAAACGTCCTTGCTTACTTGCAACTTTCTTCCAATGAAAATTCCATGGGGCTGTTGCTATCATCTCTTGATCCATTTCCCATATAACACTAGGAGACATATTAATGTTTTTCCTGTGAAATGTTAAGTTAGCACTTTCTTCTTCAGCCGCTACATAATAAGCACCACTGATAATACTGTTAGGATGTGAATGTGGGAATACTTCCTGTCTTGAATCATTGTGTTTTAAACACCAGCTTTGTGTAAATTTTAATTTTTGATGAGTCGATAGTGCATACTTTGAATAATTATCTAATTGTTGTTGTATCCAATTTCTTAAATTAGGTACATGATTATCTAATACATATGTGTCTTCTGACTGTTCAAACTGTCCATGAGAAGCTTCTGTAACCTTATATTCTAGATCCATAAGTGTTGAGTGGTCTTCAAAATTATCGTTATCTACAATACCTATTGCAGTAGGAAAAATTAGTTCAATATTTAAATTATAATCACTATTACTATCCATTACAAACTTACATCCTCTAATCCAGCCGCTCTCAGCTTTACAATGTTGTTTATCTGAAATTGCTTTGCATCGATGGCTTTTATCAATCCCATAAACTTATTTCGAATCAATGCCACTTCATTAATAATATGTTGTTGGTCAATTACTTCTTGTTCACCTTCAGCATATTTGTCAGCATCTCTACTTGATAATGCTTTATTATATCCTTCAAGATATTTTTTGTAATGCCCTGTTTTTATCTTACGCATTTCAATATTGAGATACTCAAGTATAGCTTCTAGTTCTTGCAATTGATTAAAACGATACTCAACTATACCCGGCATATCACGTGAATGTTTTTCCACATTGCCTTTGAGTCCGCAATCTAATCTTGCTTCATCTAGTTGTTGTTCGAAATGTTGAATTGCAGGAACTATGTTAGCTATATCCTGTCTTACTTTACTATACCAGGTCATTTACCAATCATCATTTATATCAGAATCCTCGTCGATGTCGTCATATGCATCTTCATAATAAACATCTCTAAGCACTCTGTCAAGAGTTGAGTCATTCCCAAACCATTCATCGCATACTTCGCCTAGCTCACAGATATTCTCATCAATGACTGCTAGAAACTTTTCACATGCCAATTCTTTGTCTTTGGGGTTGATATAGGGTTTTATGGATAGCCACATATCAACATATGTAGCTACCTCATCATCACTCATTTTCATGTATAGGTTCTTCCTCAAGTGTTTCGTCTAAGACTGGTTCCTGGATATTTACCTCCGGAAGGTCTTTTTGCCCCCATTCGGTCATAATCAAATCCAAACATCCGTCTGTATTTGATTCCCATGCTTTACGAAACTGTGTGAGAACTTCACCTGTTGTTGGACTAGTATATTCCAAACGGTTACCAGTTTTCTTTAGAAGTTCGAGTTTTTCACATAAGTCGACAAATCCACTGTAGGGATTCATGCCAGTTTCATAAGGAATCTTAATCTGTACACTTTCAAAAGGTTTAGCAAAACGTGTTTTCATTACTTTACACGCCGCCCTAATACCACGAACATCAGTAACTTTGTTACCATCTTCGTCTTCTTTGAGTTTTAATTTACGCATAGCAACAACGATACTTGATGCATAGATAAAGCCTTGTCCACCACTAATTTTATCATCAGGGTCAAACATATCTTGCGAAGCATATGTGTGGTTAGTTGCTACTAATCCTACATTGTAGTCACCAAACATGTTTACACAGTTTCTTACAAGTGCAGTAAGTGCCTTAGGTTTACGACCTAAATCACCTTTCATATCACCTTTAGTGAACTGGTCCACATCTGTTGGAGTAAGCATCATACCTAAACTATCAATCACAAACAATACTTTCGGACGGTCTTCTTCTTCTTTGTCCGCATATGTTGCTTTATAGTCTTTCATAAACTCACTAATAACTTTAGCAACTTCATCAATCATTGCTACGTTTAGTTTTAACAATTTATCTTCACTAGTGTCAACATCAAGTGCTTTGAGCCATTGTTCATCTAGTGCGTTTTCACTGTCAATTAGTACACAAAAAATATCTTGTTTTTGTGCTTCTCTGATTAGGTTACCGCTACAGATAAAACTTTTACCTGCACCTGATTCGCCTGCAAACACTGTTACTTTACCCAGCGGAATACCTTTGTTAAAGTCTCCACTTAGCAATTTGTTTAGTGTATAATTACCTGTTGAGATCCATGTATCAGGGTCTCTAAATCCGCTACTGAGTCCAGGTACACTCTTAGTAATACTTTTGCGGAATTTACTTACATCAAAAGGTTTTGCCATCTATTTCTCCATAAAGCCACAGTAGGCGACTTAACGCCGCCTACTTAATAATGTTATTATTAGTTGCTACGGTTTCTAATTGCCGCAAGTATGTCTTGGGCATTAGGTTTTGCACCGCCTTC